GTATCACTATTGATAAATCTGTAACAGGAGATGACCCTAAAAAGATTTTTGCATCTGAATTTAATACTGTTGTTGATTTAGATAATCTACCTACAATTCTACCATGGCTAGTAGAACTCGGTGTAGACATGGTATATTTTGGGCGTGGACTTACTGGTGCAAATACCCGAAGAGAGATAACGAGTATGATTGAGTCACTAAATATATCAGTCAGCACTAATCCTAAATTCTATACTGACGATGATGCAACAAACCCAGTAATGCTAAAACTAACAGACACCTCAGATTACCTACCTCACCACAAAGGTAAAAGACTATCCAAATACATTAAATTACAAATTTCAAGGCCGGTGAACATAAAATGAGAGAAGCAAAAATAATAATCAAAGATGAAGTCAATATAAAGATTGAGGGACTAGAACTTGATGCACGTAGGGCATGCATGAAGAAATTTGAATATGATATTCCCGGTGCAAGATATTTGCCTAGCGTTAAGTTAGGGCGTTGGAATGGTAAAGTAAGTTTCTTTAGTTTAGGCGGTAGCAGTTATATCAACTTACTGACTGATATCGTACCCATATTAGAGCAATATGACTACGATATATCATTACATGATATGCGTGAATACACTACAACGTTCAATTTCGCACAAGTGTCCGAGGATTCATTTGCAGACAAAACTTGGCCTAAAGATCACGTAATGGCAGGACAGCCCATTACATTGCGTGACTATCAAGTAGAAATTGTTAATAACTTTTTAGCCAATCCACAATCGTTACAAGAAGTTGCTACTGGCGCCGGCAAGACTATTATGACTGCGGCGCTATCAAAAAGCATTGAGTATTATGGACGCAGTATTGTCATTGTACCCAATAAGAGTTTGGTAACACAAACTGAAGCAGATTATATCAATATGGGGTTGGATGTAGGTGTGTACTTTGGTGATCGCAAAGAGTTTGGAAAGACACATACTATATGTACATGGCAAAGTCTTAATAACTTATTAAAGAATACAAAGTCGGGTGATGCTGATATACCAATTGGTGAGTTTATTGAGAATGTAGTTTGCTTGATTGTTGACGAGGTGCATATGGCAAAGGCTGATGCACTTAAGACATTATTGACAGGTGTGTTTAGTCATGTGCCTATTCGTTGGGGATTGACTGGAACTATTCCTAAGGCTGAGTTTGAAAAGACTGCATTACTTGTAAGTTTAGGTCCTGTTATTAATAAGTTGAGTGCAAGTGAATTACAGGATAAAGGTGTACTGGCACAATGTCATGTCAACATTGTACAGTTAAAAGACAACGTGGAGTTCAGTAATTATCAAAGCGAGTTGAAACATTTGCTTGAAGATGAAAAACGATTAGATAAAATTGCACAGTTGATTGATAAGATTAAGGATAGTGGCAACACACTAGTACTAGTAGACCGTGTAAATGCAGGTAAAGAATTAATTGACAGATTACCTGATAGTGTATTCATATCAGGTGAAACAAAATTGACAGAACGTAAAGAGGAATATGATGAAGTTAAGACTAGTGCTAACAAGATTATTGTGGCGACTTATGGTGTGGCCAGTGTGGGTATTAATATCCCTAGGATTTTTAATTTGGTTCTTATTGAGCCCGGAAAGAGCTTTGTTAGGGTTATACAAAGTATTGGGCGAGGCATTAGAAAAGCAGAAGATAAGGATCATGTAGAGATTTGGGACATAACTAGCAGTTGTAAGTTTGCCAAACGACATTTAACACAAAGAAAAGCATATTATAAGGAAGCAAACTATCCATTTAGTTTGGAAAAACTTGACTACTGAAAACAAACGTGATAGAATAATCAAATGAGAATATTAACCTTAGAAAACATACACTACAATTTAGAAACGTTACCAGAAGAGATTGACGACCTTCGTTTCGCTATAATGGATAACAGTAATCCGCAGAACGTAGATTATCATTATATCCCATTAATCTTTTTAGAAAGTTTCAGTAGCCCTGCATTAGTGTTGAAGATTGGTAATCGTTCAATTAAGATGCCGGTCGATTGGCAAGTATTGATCGGTGAAAAAGATCACGGTGATTTAGAAACACTACCACTATCTAGTTTGAACGACAGAGGTTTTAGTGTATTTGAATTTAATCCACTGAGTAGTTTTAATCCTAGTTTCTTACCAATAGAGATTATGGATATATACCATGATGTAACATGGTACGCTCCTCGATTACGTAACGGGCAGTTTCTAGCGGTACCCATTGATGATGGTCCTAAACCCAGATGTGTTTACTTTGTTAAAGAGATTAGTAGAAACTGTGAGATTGTAGATTATAGTCAGGTGTTTTAAAATGTTAGACTGTTTAATTTTAGGTGATAGTATTGCAGTTGGTACACAAATGCATTACAAAGAATGTGCTATTGTTGGTAAAGGCGGTATCAATAGTTGGCAATTCAATAGAAATTACGAGGGTGAATTCTATTCAAATACTGTTATAATCAGTTTAGGTAGTAATGACCATATGGGCGTCAGAACTAAAAAGGAACTAGAAAAACTTAGAGCAAGGGTAGTAGCAAAGACTAAAGTGTATTGGATACTGCCTGCTAATAAAGAAAATATTAGACAGATTGTTACTGAGGTTGCAAACAATAATGGTGATGTTGTTATACCTATAAAACATTTGCAGCCTGACAACATACATCCTAGTGGTCGTGGGTATAAAGACATAGTGAATCAAATTAACAATGGCAACTAAAAGTAAAACTCCGCAAGACGAAAAGTTTACTGATGTAGACTTCCCGCTGTTTGAGGCTATCAACGCTATTGACAACAAAGACTATGGCTACTATGATAGACTTACTCCAGAGCAACAAAAGAAGTTTGTGCCATGGATGTTGTTACACTATGCAAGCACAGTTAAATCAAATGCAGCCTTGCAACAGTTTCACTTACTAAGTACACAGGAGTTTGCCAATAAACATATGTTTAGTGAGTACGTGGCTAATCATCCTAAACTACAATGGATGATGTTATGTGCTAGCGGATTAGGACAAGGAAAACAATTTCATCCTTGGATACCCCAGATTAGAGAACGTGTAAGCAAACTTAAAGATAAGGCAGCAGTTAAAGATGTTAAAGAATATTACAGTAAAGTGTACCCAAAAGAGTCTGAAGATACACATAAAGAATTAGCACAGGCTTTTGTAAAAGAACAATCACGCAAGGTATATCTTGCAGAGAAATTCCCCAATTTAAAATTTGATGAAATTGAGATACTGAATGGCATCGTTAGTGATAGTGAAATCGAACAATACGAAAAAGACAGCGGCAACTAAAGAGTTTGGTTGCGAGTTTTGTGGGCGCACATTCTTGCGTGAGTCTACAGTCTTTAATCATATCTGCGAGTCTAAACGTAGATGGCAAGATAAGGACAAGCAAGGTAATCGTATAGGATTTCAATCTTGGTTGCAATTCTATACAAAGAACACGGCTACAAAAAAGAAACGTGATTATACAGACTTCATTAAAAGTTCTTATTACATAGCCTTTGTAAAGTTTGGTACATATTGTGCCGATGTTAATGTTGTTAATGTAAGCAGATATATTGACTGGCTGCTTAACAATAAAATAAAGATTGATAACTGGGCCAGCGATACAAACTATACAAAGTTTCTTATCAATTATCTACGTGAAGAAGATGCAATGGATGCTATTGCACGTAGTTTAGAAACATTGATAGACATGGCACCCACTGAAAAGATTTCTACTAAAGATATATTAAGATATGGCAATCGTAATAGAATTTGCTATGCTATTACTACAGGTAAAATTAGTCCATGGATATTATATCACAGTGAAAGCGGTAAGCAATTCTTAGATGAACTAGATGAAACACAAGTTAAAATGATTGTCGATTACATTAATCCTGAGTTGTGGGCAGTCAAGTTCAAACGTAACCCAGAAGTTGTAAAACAAGTTAAGGAACTATTACGTGAAACGGGATACTGAATTTAAACATACAGTAAGAATTGATTGGAAGCACGGCGACACTGTTAGTAAGTGGGATGAAAAATGTGTCTATGCATTAGAGAAATTTGGATTACCAGGTGATAAATTTATTACGCATCCCAATGAAGATTACATGGAGTTTATCTTTAAAGAAGAACGTGATGCAATATTCTTTAGTTTAGCATGTCAATGAGTCCATTCATCATACAAGAAACACCTAAAGGTTGGACAGTAACATGGCCAACTGATAAGTTTGTTCCTATACATACACGTGATGGATTTGATAAGTTAATACGATTTCTGTTTGAAAAATGTGATGTAGACATTGCTAGATTAATGATACAACGTCTTGATGGTTGGGATGTATTGTATATTGATAGTCTTAATTTTTATCAGAACTATCAGGGTTATTTAGCCGATGCAATACAAAAGCGTCATGTTGTATTAGGTGTGATCGCTAGAACAAAAGAAGAAGCAGATAGAATAGCAGAATGTTTGGATAAACAATTAGTATGGAGCATACTGAAAGATTAAATTTTGAGTATTGGGATAATTCAAGTTGGCATCTAGTAGTTGTAGATTTGATAAATGATGACCATGAGAAATATTTTGATATTCTTGACTGGCTACGTGACAACGTTGACATGCCTTATCGCCATGCACGTTGGCGTTGGTATGAATCGTATGCTGAAGTAAAATTCAGATATGAACGTGATTGTATCATGTTTAAGTTAAGATGGCAATGATTGAATGTGTAATAGAGATTTCACATATCAATGAGATGTATGACATACTCAAGATTATTGATGAGTGGAAGTTAGTAAGAAATGCAGATTATACATTTGCATACGAACAACCCACTTATGATAATTTTTATAATTTAATCAGTCCTAAACAGGTACGATTAAATTTTGTAGATGAAAAATATGCAATATGGCTTAAATTAAAATGGGAATGACTACAGTGATTAAAAAACGAATACTATCAGCGTCAAGGATAACTGCTAAACCTTTAAGGATGGATAGTCCTGTAAGATTTAAATTTGTAAAGTTAGATGCACGTTATACAGGATACCCTAGTTTCAAATATATGATTGAGGTGATATCGGTACACAGAGGTCCAAAAATTAAGGGCTTTAACGAAATACGTGATTGGTGTATAGAGACTTGGGGAATGAGTATAGAACGTGAACAATACTTATATATGCAAGATATGGATCCATTAGGGATAAAGTTGAACCCTGCCTGGTGCTGGCATACTGAGGATCATAAGATGAATATATACTTGCGTGATGAAGCAGAAAAAGTTTGGGCTGAATTAAGATGGAAGTAAAGAAACCTATATACTGTTCCTTAGCATTTGGATCAGCGTCTATTAACTCATACGGTGAGTATATACCTTGTTGTGGTATAAGAACTAATCATTGGAAGATGTATAAAGACGGACATTATGATCACGGCGTCTTAGGTAAAGACCCTCACATAAGAATCAATGCACATAATCTAGTAGATTTACGTAAACAATTAATCAACGGTGAATGGCCTGACGCATGCGGTAACTGTAAAGAAGCAGAAGAAAACGGCATTGGATCAATGCGTACTATATGGAATAAAGGATTGCAAGAGCATGTTATTCCTTTAGTTGAGCATGTTGACGCAAAGGATATACGTTATCTAGATTTAACATTTGGTACAAAATGTAATAGTAAGTGCATTACCTGTAGCGTAGACTTAAGTGACTTTTGGACTGAAGAGTGGAATAAAATATGGGCTATTAAACCTGAGCAACAATTCAAACATAATCGTGTTTGTATTGATGATACTACTGCTAGAAAATTAGTAGAAGATTTCCCTAATGTAACTGCCGTTAGTTTAGTAGGTGGTGAACCTACTATATCAGAAGAACATATAGAATTTTTAAAACTTTTGATAGAAAAGGGTCGTAGTAAAAAAATTAGACTTAGTTATGTAACTAACTTAACTGGAATTACTGACGAGTTAGTTGAGTTGTGGAAACAGTTTGGTAGTGTTCATGTTTCAGTATCTATTGATGGATATCAAAAAACTAATGAGTACATTAGATATCCATTCAAGTGGTCAAAAATAGAATCTAATCTAAGAACTTTTCTTTCTATGGTGAAAGAAAGTATTGATGATCCAAATAAAACTACATTCAGTATAGGATTAAGTTGCACTGTTAGTTTGTTTAATGCAATACAATGCATGGATTTATTTGAATTTTGGTTACACTTAGGATTAGAGTATAAAAAAGTAGGTGGAACATTAGCGCATGATAATGGTTGTTTTGTGAATCGTGTGTCACATCCTTTGTATGCATTAGTAAGTTTATTAACTCCCGAATATAGAAAACAAGGTTTAATTAAAGGACAAGAGTTATTGAACTTCATTGACAATTATTTGTCTGAACATCCTAATGAAACTATCAACCATGGATTAATTGAATCTATTAAAATTGTTATGCGTTGGTTAGAAGAACCCCAATTGATTGATTCCACATATCTATCACAAGGGAAACATTTTATAACTAATTCAGATAAATTTAGAAATAGACACATTAAGGATTATATTCCTGAGTTATATAATGAACTAGAAAAGATATGGGAGGCTGGTATTATACCCGGCGATTATCTTGTTCCCGGCTCATTGCAAGAAAATATTGATAATCAACTTATAGATGGCCCGGGATATGTTATTACAGATAATATTATACCAAATGATCTTATTGACAACGTAGTATCTAAATTACCTACATGCTATCCTGTACGTGCTAGTAGCAGAGATAAAAAGTATGCAGAGCGTGATGATATAAAAAACTTATCAGATATAAGTGTTTGGTGGAGCCAAACAGTAATGGATTGGCCTGAAGTACAAGAGATTGATAAAATTTTAGGTGCGTATGTTAGACAATACTTACCAACTGCTAAGTTTTATTCAAGCGATATTGTAACAATTGATTCACACTCATCGTGGTTCAGTCCACATGTAGATACCCCGCATCGCTTTAGAAAATGGAATTACGATAGAAACTTGTTAGGTGTGCAAGTCATTGTAGCATTATCAGATATGGACAGAAATAGTGCTAGTACAGGTATCGCACCGCATAGCCAAAAGATAGACCATGATATCAACCTATGTTATCGTGGACATTACAATGAATGGTTCTTAAAGAATATGATACAGCCTACTTTACCCAAAGGCTGTGTATTGTTGTACAATTGCAGATTATTACATAGCAGTATGCCCAATTCGTTAGATCGGCCGCGCCCAGCCCTCTTGCTAAATTATTTAGATTCAAGTATAATTGAAGAAGTAACTAAAATAGATAATGTATGGACAAGTAATGGCAAATAATTTCCCTACTTTGGGTAACTTTCATCCTGTAATTGAATATGTTGATG